CCGCGTTGTATTTGATCGCCAACAGCGCGCGTTTGAATCGCAGCGCCCACGGGTCCGGCTCGTCCGTGTCTTGCTGCACAGGCTGCGTGGTTGCTGGCAGAGCGTCGATCATGTCGTCGAAGTTCTCGCCCTTTAGGTTGCGCTGGTGCAGCTCAGCCCACTGGGCCACGTTGAGCTTGCGTGCCTTCTCGTAGCGAGTCCATCCGAGAAGGGCTTGCGCAGGCTCTGCCGGGGTGGGGGCGAACTCTGCGACGTATTCCGCAAGCCTCTGCTTATTGAAGATCGCCACCTCCGCTGGGGCTGCTGGCGCTTGCCGGGAGAGGGCGGCATTCCAAGCCTGTCGAGCCAGTTCGCCGTCACCGGACTCGCGCCAAGTCGGGTTATCGCCAAGGATGGTTTGCGCCCATGCTTCAAACCCCTCCGCCTCTCCAGCACTGCCGCTCTGGCTGGGCTCTGCTCCTACCTGCTGTACGGTAGAGGAGGAGGCACGGCCTGCTTGCCACGCAGCAAACATCGCGTCGGAAGTGTTCCAAAATCTGGCCTTGTGCTGACTTCTCAGCCATTGCTCGTACTCAGTTCGCTCATCCCCTGGGGAAGTGGTAGAGAGAGTCATACTTTGACGAACCTAACGAACGGGATGCGGTTCAGTTCTGCAATGGCGTCCTCAATGCACCCAGCAGCCTGCGAGAACTTCGGCGACGGCTGGTCATAGAAGCGCTTGGCCTCTTGCAGCTTGCAGATCGCGTCATCAATGCAGCACAGTTGCGACATCTCGGCGTCCTCGTCAGGGCCTTCGTAGACTTGCTTTGCTTCACTCATTTATGTTCTTCCTTCTACAGAAATAGGGGAGGGTCAGTTCTCAGGCCTCCGCCCGATGAGCGGTTTCCGCGTCGGCCGCGGCCATCTTCTTCAGCGAAGCGCGCAGCTTGGAATGCGGCTTCAGGTAGTTCCAGAGGTAGAGCTTTTCGTCCACCTCCTGCAGGCCCGAGACCTCTTCATAGGCGGCGATCTCGTTGCCCGCATCGAATTGCGCAATCGCCTTGTCTGCGGCTTCGCGGATGACTCGCACACGGTCAGCGGGCAGGACATCGACGACCTCGGCGGTGCTCGGCATCGGCGTGTGGCGGATCGGCTCATCCGCGTGCAACACCTTGCCTTCCATTTCGTCGGCCGTCGGCTCGCTGCCAATCTCGGGGAAGGCCTTGCGCAGTGCCTGGGCCTCGGCGCACTTGGCGATCTGCCCGTAGGGGCGCTTCGCCCACATCGCATTCGGCGCGATGCTCTTGTCCTGGCCGCCCTTCACCGCGTAGTTCTCGCGCCAGAATTCCTTGGCGGTGAACTCGACGATCTCGCCGGTCGCCATGCGGCGCTTCACGGTGACCTTGCACCAGGCCGGATAGGTCGTGTTGACGCCGCCGATGTTCTCGGTCACGTCCGGGCCGAATTCGGGCTCGGTGACGCCGGCGCAGCCATTGCGCGCGGCTTGGGTGCGGTACAGGCCAATGCCCGGCATGATGACGTCGCGCATCTGGCGCGTCTTGCCATCCCACATGGGCACGATGTGCACGGGCTTCTGCATCGGGTCGAGGCCGGCGGCCTTGCAGTAGCCGAGCACCAGCCGAACCGACTGGGGCGCGGCGCCGGGATAGAGCGAACTCGTCAGAACGTCGATCAGGTCGTTCTCGGCCAGCGCGACAGCGCCGCCGGATTGGGTTTGAAGTGCGGTGCTCATTTCAGTTTTGGAAGTGAAGCCCCACCAGGTGGACCACCAGGAGGACCAGAAGAGAGAACACGATCGCCGCGGCGAACGGCAGGAAGCTGGTGCGGCGCCGGCGCGGCAACTTGAGCCGGGCTGACTCGATCGGGTCGTGATAGCTCGTGTTGTCCATGGCTCAGCCCCAGACTTGGAACGCAAAGAACGTCAGGGCCGGCGAACTGCCAACGAGGAACCAGAAGATGGTGGCAACCACCTCGCGCGGCTCCACCTTCAGCCCGATGGTGTCGGCGAATCGGAATTGCATGTTCATGGCAGCTTCTCCAATGCGATGAGGACGAACAGAGCCAGCGTCACGAGGGCGCAGGCGGGAACGATCCAGCGGTGGCCGCCGGCTGCAGGCGCTGGCCGCTCAATGGCGCACGCGTCGCGACACACGTCGCGCGAGGTGCGCGCGGCGCCGATGTGGTCGAAGGGGCGATCGAGGAAGGCCATCAGTGACTCCTCGGCAGCCGCACGCCGATGCGGGCAGCAATTTCATAGACCCGGTTCTCGGCGCGGCACTCGCCCGCGGGCTTCGCGAAGATCTGTCGCTCGGCGCCAGTGAGGAATCGGAAGTGCCGCTTGATGCTGGCGCGGAGAATGGCGGCGCTCATCGCGTGCTCCTTGCCAGCAGTGCCGCTTCTTCGATGCGGGTGATCTGCTCGTCAGACAGGAGGGCCATGATGTCAACGCCGCGCACATAGGCGGCGCAGAGCGTCATGTCCTCCGGGCAACCCGGGTAGGGTGCATCGCCGTAGTGCTGGGCTTCTTCCTCGGCCGTGTAGTCGAGGTGGCAGACGATGTCCACCTCGCAGTCCGTAGCCCACAGGTACTCGACCTGATCTGCGCCAAGCGCGGGCACCCTGAACCGCCGAGCCTCGGCAATCGCCTGCTCGTCGAGCCGCTTCTGCCGAGCATCGAGGGCCTGCTGGCGCGCAGTTGCCAGATCGGCGAAGGCATCGTAGAGCGCGCTCATGCTGCGCTCCGCTGTGCGCTGTGGTCGATGCGCTGCGTGAAGCGCTGGATCAGCAGCTTGCCCACGGCCATCGGGTCGCCGGCCTTCACGAGAGCGCACAGCTTCTCGTCCACCAGCTCGGTGAGCTCGCAGGCGTCGAACAGGTGCGTGAAGTGCGCTACGGCATTGAGGTACGCCGCTTCGTAGCCGATCTCGGGATCAGCGGTCTTGTCCAGGTGAGCCGGCCCGCTGTCGCGGCGCTCGATAGAGGGGAAGTAGTTCATGACTCGCCTCAGAAAGTGCGAGCCACGCCGACGCCGACGCCGACAGAGCCTCGCGTGTCCACCGATGCCGAGGCCTTGGTGATCCACCGGCCCGACTCACTGCGCCACGAGATGCCGACAGCCAGCGCGCCCTGATTGCGGAAGTAGCCGACGCCTGCACCGACGATCTTGGTGCCGGGCTCGGGTGCCTGCGGGATGCTCGCGGCTGCGATCGCGCTCGCCGTGCCGGCGTAGGCGTTGCGGGCGTTCGCCTCGTTCTCAAGGTGCAGCGCGTAGGCCTGGGCGTTGACCGCGGCCATGTCGGCGTCCTTGCCATCGCGACCCGCCGGGCCACGCTCGCCATCGCGACCGGGCAAGCCGGGGACTTCCTTGATGACGGTGGTCGATTGGCCGTCCTTGCCCGGCGCGCCGGCGTCGCCCTTCGGGCCTTGCGGGCCAACAACGACCACCGGAGGCGGGGGGACTTGAGCGCAATGCGGGTTGCCCGTGTGCTGGCCGTTGCCGCATACGGCGTCAGGGATGTCTGCGGTGGGCTTGGTCGCGTGCGCACTGGCGGCAGCGAGGATCGAGAGGGCGAAGAGAGAGGCTTTCAACTTGTTCTCCTGCGCCGAACCACTCAGCGCTTGGACGAAGTCTAAACACGTTAGACATGCAAGTCAAACCAAATTAGACAAGCACGCGAGAATATTTCGTAGGAGAAAACCCTTAGACGTGAAAAAGCCCGCACGCGGCGGGCTGTTGATGGGGGCGAGGGTGGCCTTATCCGCGCGTCACGCGCAGAGGGCCGACGGGAGACGCGGCCTTCTTCGTGAGTACCGCGGCGTCGAACACTTTCTCGAATGCAGTTCGGACGCCCTTGACGCTTTCGAACCAGACGCACTTGACGCCGTCCTCGGGGCCCAGTGACATGCCGCTGTAGTTGCCCACATCGGACACGGTCATTGCGGGGCCGCCGCTCTTCAGTTCGACAACGTCGCCTTTTTGGAACTCTGACATTTGTTCTTTCTCCACGCGCGCCAACATCGGCGCACGTCATTGTCGCCGCGCGGAAACCTTGTCTATCTGGTCTCCAGGGCATCGCGCGCGTGCACGATGCCGGCCAGCTGGTCGGACAGGAACGCCACGGCGCCCCTGGCGAAAGTAGGGTGCCGATAGCAGTGGCCGGCGACGTTGGTGATGTAGCGCTGCCGTTTCAAGGTGACGGCGAACGCGATTCCTGTGACTTCGCCTTCCTTGGCTAGGTCGAGCAGGGTCTGCAGAGCCTCGACCGTGTCGTGGCTGATGTTGTCTGGAATGAGGCGGTATGGCATCTCATCCCTCCTTACGGCTCTTACCCGACGACCTCCCGGCAGGGTGGTGCGGCTCGAGTTGCCTGCCCTTGTACGGCTTGGCCGGCTCCAGGGAGCCGAAATCCGAATCGAGCTCGTGCGGCGGGGCAGGCGGGATGTGGTTGACGCGCTCGTCGGCCACAGCGTCCTGCAGGAACGCCGCCCAGAGCGCCCGGAAAGTCTTCTGCTTCCGCTCGTCCAGGCCGTCGAACGCAGCCGCGATCTGCATGGCATCGTTTGACGGCGCGTTTTCCCAAAGCAGGGATTCGGAGCTGGTCTTGTAGAGCTTCGACAGTTCGCGCAGCCTGAACACGCCAGGGTCGCCGCGGCCAGTCTCCCAGGCAGACACCGTGGCCACGTTCACATCGAAGCGTTCCGCGACCGCTCGCTGGGTCAGTTCGACGGCCTCACGCGCGGCCTTCAGCCGCATGCCAAAGCCGGCGCGCTCGTGGCTGATGTCGTCTTTCACCATGAACCGAGGGTAAGTCCCGGTGATTCGATGGGGTCTAAACAGGTTTGACATATAGGTCTAATGAGATTAGACTGAGACGATGGAACCCATCAAAGCAAACCTCAAGGTGCTTGAGCTCGCCGGCAACAGTCATGCGGAAGTGGCCCGGATCCTGGGTTACGACGACCGCCGCAACGTGTGGCCCTGGACGAATGACCTCAAACCTTTCCCTCCCTACCACTGCCGGACTCTTGAGAGCCATTTCAGCGGCCAAGTCACCCGCAAGGAGCTGCGGCCTCACGACTGGCAGAAGCACTGGCCCGAGTTGATCGACGTCCAGGCCGTGGCCTGAGGCCAGGAGCAGCAGGTGGTCCACACCTTCCAGAGCGGCTTCGTATGCGGTTTTGAACATGCATCGAAGTCTCTTTTTTTTGCCGTTTTTCCTACAGGAAAGTAGAGGAAAGTATGCATCCGGTAGCCGCCAGTAGGCAGATGACCCTCGACTTCCAGCCGGGTCTCGCCGAGCGCCACGCCTCTGCTCTTGAATGCGTGAAGGCCTGCGTGTACAGCAGCGCGAAGCCGCTGAAGACCATCGCCGCAGACATGGACATGAGCGCGTCCGACCTGTCGCGCAAGCTCGCCAACAACCCCGATGACCCGCGGCGCTTCAGCCTGACGGATCTCGAGACCTACATCGAGGCCAGCGGCGACACCACGCCGATCCTGTACCTGGCGCAGAAGTACTGCGTCGGTGAGGGCGAGAAGCAGCGGGCCGCGCTCTCCGCGCTGGCGAGCCTCGCACCGCAATTGCAGGCCCTGCTCAAGGCCGCAGGGGTGCAGGCATGAACGCGCAACCTCTCCAGGGCGAACTGCGCTTCGATGGCGCCACCTACGACCACGCACGCGACGGCGCGCGCCTGGCCGACCAGACCCGGCTCGTTTTCGACCTGATGAAGGATGGCCGCTTCCGCACGCTGGCCACCGTCGCCGAGCAGACCGGCGCGCCTGAGGCGTCGGTGTCGGCCCGGCTGCGCGATCTGCGCAAGGAGCGCTTCGGCGGCCACACGGTCAATCGCGAGTACCTCGGCAATGGCCTGTACCAGTACCAGCTTCTGGTGCGGGAAACGGAGCACTGATGGCACGCCGGAAAAACCCACTGGGTTTTCTACAGGAAAGCGGAACGGCGTGAATTTCTACAAGCGCTATCCCGCCGACTACGGCAAGAAGACGGCGCGCTTGACGCTGGCGCAGCACGGCGCCTACACGCTTCTGCTCGACGAAATCTACTCGTCCGAATCCGGGTTGCCGGCCGACTACGAGGAGCTGCATCGCATCTGCCGCGCCATGAACAAGGGCGAACAGGAGGCGGTGCGCGTGGTGGCTGACAAGTTCTTCCCCATTGGGGAAGACGGCCTGCGCCACAACAACCGGGCGACCGAGGAACTGATCGAGGCAGCCCCTGCAATCGAGGCTGCAAGGGCCAACGGGAAGAAGGGCGGGAGGCCTCGGAAAGAAACCCAGCAGAAACCCACTGGGTTTTCAAAAGATAACCCAGACGAAACCCAGAATGAACCCAGGACGAAAGCTCCTCATAGCTCAGAGTCTTCTTCACTACGTTCAGAAGACAGCACGCGCAAGCGCGGCACCCCCGAGATCGCCAGGCCGGACGATGTTGCCGAACAGACATGGGGCGATTGGCTGCAGCTGCGCAAGGGCAAGCGGGCCGCCGTCACGGCCACCGTGCTGAGCGAAGCCCGCGTCGAGGCAGGCAAGGCTGGGCTGACGCTCGACCGATTCCTCGCGGTCTGGTGCGTCCGCGGTTCTCAGGGTCTGCAGGCGGACTGGCTCAAGCCGAGCGAACGCGGCGGGCCGCAACCCGGCGGCGAGACCGCCTACCAACGAAACATGCGAGAGCGCATGGAAGGTTTTGCTCCGGGCATTGCTGCCCGTCCCCCGGGCCAGTCGCGCCCGCTCACCGTGATCGAAGAGGTCCAGGATGTCCCTGCCATTGCAAGCCGTTGACCGGCTTTTCGCCCGCCTGTCGGCCACCTACGGCCGCGACTTCGCATCGAAGTACGAAGGCCTTGACCAGAACGCCGTGAAGTCGTCCTGGGCGCACGAGCTCGCCGGGTTCACCGGGCAGCTTGACGCCATCGCGTGGGCGCTCGAGAACCTGCCAGAGCGGGCTCCGAACGTCATCGAGTTCCGCGCCCTATGCCGCCGCGCGCCGACGCCCGAGGTGCCGCGCATCGAGCATTCGCCGGCCGGCAAGGAGCGCATCGCTGCCGAGCTCGCGAAATTGGGGCCAGTGATCCGTCGCCGCGCACCTGCCGACCGCCGGGATTGGGCGCGCCGCTTGATCGCCCGCCATGAAGCCGGCGAGAGGCTCACGAGGGCGCAGATGGACATGGCGCGTGATGCGCTGGGGGTGACAGCATGATCCGCGCCCGCGAATCAGCCGACAGCTGGGCACAGTACGCCCATCACCTGCTGGACCGTGCGCGCGACGGTGGCAGGGGGCGCCCTGTCAGTGAATCCAACATCACATGGGCGCTCGCCTACCTTGGAGACACAAAGGACTGCACAAAAATCCCGGACAGCCTCTTCCCAGGGCGGCAGCGCTGGAGCGCCAACCGCCAGGCGGTGCCGGCATGAGGACCATCGAAGAAGTCCGCGACCGCTGTTTCATCGACGATGAAGGGCATTGGATCTGGCGCGGCGCGGTGTCGGGCGGGATCGCCCGGGTCTACGCGCCGGACTGGACCACCCTGAACGGCGGCATGCGCTCCCAGGCTGGCCGGCGCGGTGTGTGGCACATCGAGAACCCCGGCAAGGCGCTGCCGAAGGGCTGGCGGGTGTTCGCCACCTGCAAGGAGCCGCTGTGCCTGAACCCGAAGTGCGCGAAGGTCGGAACCGCGGTGAAGCAGGGCGCGACGACCACGAAACTCGGCAAGTTCAAGAACCAGCCCAAGCGCATCCTGGCGAACCGGATGACGGCAAAGAAGCTAACCCGCGTTACCCCGGAGCTGGCGGCGGAGATCCTTTCTTCTAACGAGGGGCACACCGAGTTCCAGCGCAGGACCGGGATCGGCCGTGAGACCGTGAGGCGGGTTCGCAATGGCCGGGCAGTCGCCTACCAGCCGCTCGGCGGCATGTTCTCTGGCCTGATCCGGGAGGCGGCATGACCAACGCCCAATTCGAGCAGTGGAAGCCGACCCACGATTACGTCGATCGGATTTGGGACGCGGCCTGGGCCGACTGGCGGAAAGAGCGGGACGAGAAGGCGCGCGCCATCGCCGCCATGGTCGCTGCCGGCCAGCCCCGCCAGGCTACCGCAGAGGAGAAATCCTGATGTGCGACTACTGCGCCAAGGCCCAGCAGGTGCCCGACTATCCGCTCTACCAGGCCCAGTGCAAGACCTGCACCGTCCGGGCAATGGCCCACGGCCTGCCCTTCTGGCAATCCAAGCGCGAGGGCACGCTGATGCCGGCCTACGTCAACGCCATGCAGGCAGCCTTCGGCGACGAGTGGCGCACCTGGCACGAGAAGGTCAAGACCGAGCACGCCCGAATCGGGGAAGCGAGGGGACTGCTGTGAAAGCAATGCTGATCCGCACCGAGAAGGGCCTGCGCGGGGCAACGCAAGCGGACCACGATGCCTTCAGCAAGTTCAAGCGCCGTCTGGAGACCATGAAGTCCGGAAAGTGGCTGCGCCTGGAGTGGGCGACCCCTCGGAATGGCCCCCAGCATCGGAAACTGATGGCCCTGCTGCAGCTGGTGGCCGAGAACAGCGAGACATATCCGACCGTGGAGAAGGCGCTTCCAGCCGTGAAACTGGCCGCCGGCTACTTCGACCCTGCCGTTGACCCGCGCACGGGCGAGGTGTACCCGCAACTCCATTCGATCGCCTTCGACAAGATGGAGCAGGACGACTTCGAGCGCTTCTACAGCGCCGCGATCGACGGCGTGCTGCAGGTGATCCTGCCCCAGATGGACAGGGACACGGCCGACCGGCTGCTCGAAATGATCGTGGAGGGCTGGGCATGAGGCGCGCGGCCAAGCTCGACGACAACCAGGCCGAGATCGTCAACGCCCTGTGGCGTGTCGGCGCGACCGTGCAGAGCCTTGCAGCAGTGGGCAACGGCGTCCCCGACTTGCTCGTGGGGTTCCGCGGCCGTCTGCTGCTGCTGGAGGTCAAGGACGGGAGCAAGGCGCCCAGCCGGCGCCGCCTCACGCCCGCGCAAGAGGTGTGGCATCTCGCATGGCGCGATGTCCCGCTGCATGTCGTCCAAACCCCGGAGGAGGCGATTCATGCAGTCACGCAATAAGCCAAAACCGACAGCCGCGGAAGCCGCGCACATCGCCCGAGTCGCCGAACTGCCGTGCATCGTCTGCGAGGCCCCAGGCCCCAGCGAGGTCCACGAACCAGAGCAGGGCATGTGGTGGATCAGCATGCCCCTGTGCACAGCCTGCCACCGAGGCCCCGAGGGATGGCACGGCACCCGTCTGCGCTGGAAGCTACGCAAGGTCAGCGAACTATCCGCAATAAACGAAACGATAAAGGAGCTATCGGCATGAACCTGTGCGACCCCTGCGAAAC